TCTGGTCAGACCAATGCTTTACAATTCGACGCGGCATGAATCTTGCTAGACAAATCTCATGCCATTACAAAAAACTTACATGCCATGACTTCTTTTAACATTTCTTCACATCTTTTAACGTAAAATATCCCCTGGTATGCCTTTTGCATTGGGTCCCATTGGCATGATTTTTGCATGGAGTACATGCGTGCAATTTCAAAGTTTTAAACCTCTAAAAAATAGGGTCCCCTTTTTTGAGCTTTCTTTTCTAGAGTTAGAAATCAAAACCAAAAAAGTTAAGGGCTCTATGAGGCTGGGAAATAGTTTCTAATAGGTTAACCCGCGCGGCGGACTTTCTTGCGTGGACGAGTCATTGCGCCTAACCTGAGTCAAACCAAGAGGCTACGAGGTAACCCTGCTCGATACCCTATCCTCTCTTATGGCCTCGTATGATTGTATTCAAATAATACAGGGTCCCTCTTGACAATTGGGTGTTGAAGCGTTAGATTCCAAGTGAGATAGAACTATGTTTCGCTCAGATACCGAAATCGAAGAACTCTTAAACCATTCCAACAATAAAGCTATCGTCAAGATCATTGGTCAGGGTCAAGATGATAGGAAGAGCCGCGCGCCGAATGGTATTCGCGAGACTCTATCTGTCGAAACCAAAGCGCAGATTGGAACTCTTGCTTCGATTCTTGGTGTCAAGAGAACAGTAGAACTCACCGGCAAAAATGAATCTCAGGTATCTAATTACTCGCGCGGCAAGAATGGAGTTGGCAAGCCTGATCCTGAACTTGCTTCAGCCTTAGAAGACTCAAAAGGCAAGATCCAGGAAAAAGTTCTCTCAAAAGCTGATCTCTTTCTAGATATGCTCGATATCGGAAAAGACTCAAGGGAGAATGTTTTAAATGCAACAATCGCGGAGAAGGTTGTAAATATTTATGAGAAGCTAGCTCCAAAGAATCAGCTTCCAAATATCAATCAGGCAAATATTATTCTCTACGCGCCGAAACAGTTAGAGACTCATGATTATCCAGTTTTAGAGGTAGAGGCTCAGAATGGCTGAAACTTTTACTCTCGCAGTAAAAGCCTCGATCTCCTCCAATCAGCTTGGAGGGATTGCAATTAATCCTCCGCTTCAATCTGGTCCCTCCGATTATTCCTCACTCAATTATGAACTAGCAAATGGCGATAATACTATCCCAGTTCCAAGCGGCGCTACTTACTGCCTAATCGTCTTCGATCAAGCGTCCTTAACAGTTAAGAAGCTAAAAGGAATAGGCGGAGATACTGGAGTCAAAGTTGGCTCCATTGGCCTAGTCCTCTTCAGTATTGGAGCCGCAGTAAGCTCATTTATAATCAATTCTTCAGCTGCTGATACTGGAAAAGTTACTCAGATTGTTTTCTTCTGATGGATTCAGAACAACTTCTTCAAAACTCGCTAGAGAAGTTTGAAACCTGGAGGCCACATCCTCGTCAGGAGGATTTTCTTCAGGTTCCATACGAAATCTTCGAGGTTCTTTATGGGGGAGCATTAGGAGGCGGAAAGACTGACGTTCTAATCGTAGCTCCTATAGTTCTGAGAACGAAGAAGACAAAGATTCAACTTTATCAGCATCCTAACTTTGTAGGAATTATTTTTCGGAGAACATTTCCAGAGTTAGAAAAGAAGATCATCCCGCGCGCGAAACAGATTTACATGCCTCTCGGCGCGACATATAATGAAACGAAGAAATGTTTTACTTTCCCATCTGGGGCGAAAATCTTCTTAGGTCATATGGAGAAGGAGAAAGATGTTCTCCAGCATGACACTAACGAGTATCAATACGTAGGAATTGATCAGGCAGAACAATTTACTGAGTTTCAGCTCCGATATATTTCCTCGAGAATTCGCTCCTCAAATTCTGATCTTCCCGCCATATATCGCTTAACTGCAAATCCAGGCGGTGAGTCTCATACTTATCTTAGAGATAGATTCGTAAAGCCTTGTCCCGCAGGGAATATCATCTTACATGATAAGTTAGTAAAGCTGAAGAGATTATACATTCCCGCGCGGTTAACTGATAATCCGCATTTAATGGAGAACGATCCCGATTACATCAATCGCTTGATGCTCTTGCCTGAAGCGGAGAGAGAAGCGAAGATGAATGGGGATTGGTTCTCATTTGCGGGTGCAGTATTTCAAGAGCTTAGAATTACCCGAAATCCTGGCGAACCAGTCAATGCTCTTCATACTACTAGCTCCTTTCCAATTCCTCACTATTGGCCTAGGATTTTAGCAATTGATTGGGGCTTCTCCGCTTGGACATTTGCCATTTGGGGAGCTATCTCTCCCGAGAATAGACTCTATATCTATCGCTCTTACAAGAAAAAGAAAGCAACAATTCGAGAGTGGGCATCTGACTTAGCTAGAATTTCTCAGGGTGAAACTTTAACTCGGGTAGTCCTAGATCCTTCAGCATGGCAGCAGCGAGGATATGAGTTAACGATTGCAGAAGAATTCCAGAAGGCAAGCGGGCTAAATCCATTCCGCGCGGATAATGATAGACATTCTGGTGTCTCTCTAATCCATGAGTTCTTACGCTTTACTCCTAAGCCTGTTCGCTTTATTCCTCGCGAAGACTTCTCAATTGAGCTTTCAAATCAAATCCTCAGAGTCTCAGGCCTAAAAGCCTACAATGAATATCTAGATCAATTCAAGCCTGAGCCGCCCGAAACTAATTTACCACGTTTACAATTCTTCCATCCGGGCTCCGAGGATATCCTCTCAGCTCTTCAAGCTTGTCAATATGATGAGCATGATAAAGAGGATTATGCTGAATTCGATGGAGATGATCCTGTTGATACTCTTCGCTATCTCTTGAAAGCTTCGAAGGTTTATCTCGAAGAGGCAAAGAAACAGCAGAAACTCTTAGCCCTTGAAGCTGATATTCATAGGCAACTAACTGAGACAGGGGATATGACTTCATTCTACATGAGAATGAATGCTCTTGACTCGAAGAGAAACTCTATGAAGGTTCAGCCTGTTAAGAGATTCCACTAATGAAAGAATACAAAGAAATCGAAGTAGGCGATTCTCTAACTCTTCAAGCCTTGATTGATTCTTATAAGGATCATATCGAGACTTTGAAAAAGAGAATCTCTGAGCTTGAAGGAGTTAGATTAGTTGGACCCCCGCTTCGAAACTCTTCAACCTTCACAGGAAAACCAGTATTAAGAACAACTTCTCAAATGATTGCAGAACTCGAAAAGCGCAGTCAGTTAAAGTTTGATCGCGAGGTTAAAGATGAAGACGTTAAATAGTTTGATTCTACTGAGTCTCCTCTCAGCCTGTATTCTTCCTACTCCTAAACCAGTAACTCCACCTCCAGTTACTCCTCCTACTACTGTTCCTACTCCTCCAGTCCAACCGCCAACTCCACCAGTAGTAAATCCTCCAGCCCCAGTAGCTCATTGTCCAGTTCAGGCTCCTGCGGATAGCAAATATATTCTCTCAAAGATTCATTCCCAGAAGCCAAACGCTGATGGAACTTTTACCTATATGCTCGACTCAACTCCTCGAGTTGGCAGGAGTTCAAATCCTGAGGCTACTCGTTATTGCTCCACTCTAACTGGAATTCCTGGCAATCGTGATTGTAAAGCTAATCCTGAGGGTTCTGGACTTCAGATTTGCGATGCAGAATTCCTTGGAACTCCCTGTCCAGTTTGGTATTATCTTAATCCTGGAACTGGTCAGTGGTCAATCTGCGGAGTAGATCCCCATCCAATCGCTTCCTGCGATCACTTTGATGGCTATATCGAATGGCAGGGACCCTATACTGGTCAATGCTTGACTCGGAATGGTTTTCCAGTTACTGGCTTCAGAGTCATACCTCATGGCAAGACAAGCTTCAAAGCTTGCGATGAGTCTGGAAATCTTTGCTCTGATCCTATTGCTCTGGATCAGTAAATGCCTCTCCCCGCTTACGATCCTAAACCGCTTCTGCCTACTCTTGAATCTTCAACTGGAGTGAGGTATTTTCAGAATGCCTCAATTCAAAGAGCAGTAGATGAGGCTCTTGCCGAATTAGGTCCAGATACTCCAGTCGCAGTAGTAGCTCATCAGACCTATAATAATGACGGAACAGTTATCGAGAACAAAACTACTTTATCAGCAGCCGCGCGGAATAAAGATGGGAAGTGGTCTATTATGGTGGCTGGTTATAAGGATTGGACTCGCGGAGATTTAGGTGCAGAAGCTAAAGTAGTTTGGAAACCTTTCTAGGTTATTATGGGTTCCTGGTTTAGGTCGGATGGCTCGGAGAAAAGGAATGGATTTCTTGGCCCAATACTTCGTCCCGATGGGGATACTTCAACTGAACTTTCTATTGGGGTTCCAATTTTCGGTAAAGAGACTGAAATTCCTTCTATGATTCCCGGGATTAGCGGTAAAGAACTTAATCAAATGATGACTAATGATAATATACCTGCTAATGTTATAGATTTAGCTAGGAGGCATGCAGCGATTCGTATGGCTACTAACCAATCTCCCTTTGCGGGAGATAATGATTCCCCAACTCCCACTCGTTCCCCAGGGCCATGGAAAGACGAGTATCTCTTTCCAGATACGAAATCTTCTAGGTTGAATAGTTTTTTAGCTTCACTTATAAGATAGGAGAATAAACTGTGGATTATAGTATTCTAACAGGCTTAGGAAAAGCACTTAAGAGTGCAGCCGTTTCAGTTCTAGCTCTTGCTCTTGCTAGTGGTGGAGTTGACGTTTTCTTTAATTCCTTTGCCACTTCAATTGCTGGCCTTCATCTTCCAGTTGCAATGGTCCCAGTTCTAATCGCTGGCATTCGTCTACTTCAGAATTATCTCAAGCAGAAATTTGAGCATCCGGCAGTTCAGGCTCTTCTATAGGTAAAAAATGTCAACTCCTTCTGATTTAGCTCTTATCTCTCAAGAAGATTCTCCGGATCAGCTTCTCCAGGATGAACTTGAGAAGATTAAGGGCTTAGTCTCTTCAATCATCAGGGAGATTGATAAGCAGGAAAGGCCGACAAGGGAGATCCAGATTAAGGTTTGGAAATATCTGGATCTCCTTTGGACTGGTGTTTGCAACTTCTACTGGAATTCGACCTCAAACCAGTGGAAGCCAATTACTTATGATGATGTTCGTCACTTAAGTGAGACTTCAGATATTGATCCTACTCTACTAAACAAAACAATCAATATGCTTAGGCCCTATGGGGAAAGCATAATTGGCGCATTAACAGTTGCTCTTCCACAGAATAAATACTTTCCAGCAGACGCAGATCAGGTTGATGACATAAATACTGCAAAAGCTTATCGAATTATTGAGCAGAAGATTGTAATTGACAATAATATGAAGACTAAGATCGTTCAGATGATCTTAAATCTTCTAATTGGCGGCTTCTTCGGAGTTTATAACTATTCCCACTCCGATGAAAAATATGGAACAGTTGCTCAACCCTTAAATAAGACTCAGAAATTCAGAATCACTAATGTAACCTGTCCAGAATGCGGTTTTGAAGCCTTAGCTGATAAGACTCCAATAGAAGATGATTCTTCAGGAGTAGAGCAAGGTTTATCAGAAACGATTAATGAACCTGTAAGAGATGAGGAAGCAGGAGAAGAGGGTCCAACTCCTGAGCTTATTCAGGAAGCATCTAATCCTGATGATATTGGAGAGGATGAGAATGAGCCAGAGCTTCCAAACGAGCAAGAATCTCCTCTAGAACCGCCCGAAAATCCAGTTCCCTGCCCTAATTGTGGAGCTTTAACTCCTCCAGAGCAGACTCAGGCTTTAAGTTCTGAGCCAGTTGATGCTGGGAACTTAATTATTCCGAAATCTCGACAGGTAATTGAAGTTTTCGGCCCTCTTCAAGTCAAGATTCCAACTCATGCTTCAAAGAAAGAGGATGTAATCTTTTGCATCCTAGAGGATGAAATTCATGAGTCGGTAATGAGATGCCTCTACCCGAAATATCGAGATAAAATTCAGCCTGGAAGTCATACTGATTTAGCCTATGACCGTTGGGCAAGAAGCCAGTACGAAAATATGGGCGAGTTAAATCAATACTACGTAACTCGTCGCAGAATGTGGCTTCGTCCTACTGCTTATGAGATGTTAGGAGACGAAGAAACTCCTGAACTTCTTAAGGCTCAATTTCCTGAGGGTCTCCTAGCAGTCTTTTCCTCTGATACTCTCCTCTACATCGAATCCGCAGAGATGGATGACTGCTGGACCTTCTCACTAAATCCAATTTATCGTCGTCTCTATGGAGATCCACTCCTGAAAGCGGCAATTCCTCTTCAAGAGACTGCTAATGACCTATTCCAGCTTGAAGTTGAGACTGTTAAGTACGCAATTCCTCAATCCTTCGCTGATCCCGAAGCTTTTGACTTCGAGCAGTATTCAAAATCAAAGAATCAGCCCGGTCTAATCTATCCAATGAAGTCAATCGGTGGACAGCCGATTGCTAACTCTATTACCTCGACCATTACTGCTAATTTACCTAAAGAGGTAGAGGTTTTAGAGGAAAAGATTGAGAAATATTTCCAATTTGTCCTTGGCGTTTTTCCTTCAGTATTCGGAGGAGAAGCTGCTGGCTCTAGGACTTTAGGAGAGTATGAGCAATCAAGAGGTCAAGCTCTTCAGCGATTAGCAATCAATCCTCAACATGTAATTCATGCAGCTTATGCTGAATTAATGGCTAAGAGTATCAAAGCTTATTGTGATGATCTTCTCGAAGATGAAGTTTTTGTAACCGCGAAAGGAAATAGTTTCGTAAATACTTGGATCAAGAAAGCTGATCTTCAGGGTAGAATTGGAGAAGTAAGACCTGAGCAATCAGAGCAATTCCCAAGCTCTTGGGGTCAAAAGAAAGCTACCTTCCTAGAACTTCTCCAGATGAATAATCAAATGATTACTGCTACTCTCTTCCACCCTGAGAATATTCAGCTTGTGAATGAGATTCTAGGAATTGATGAGCTTTATATCCCTGGAGACGATCAGAGGAATAAGCAATTGAACGAGATCAAGGCTCTAATTGCTACTCCTCCGAATATGCCTCCTACTGATCCGAATGGTCAGGCTCCAGTTGATCCTCAAACGGGTCAACCAGCTCAGCCAACTAGTTCAGTTCCAATCGAGCCAATTGATGACGATAATATTCATCATCAAGTTCTTGCCGCTTTCATCTGCTCTGAAGTAGGACAAACTCTCAAAGAAGAGAATCCGCAAGCCTATATGAATTGTCTCTTGCATGATATGGAGCATCAGCAGAGAATGCAGCAAGTAGCTATGCAGCAACAAATGGCTCAGCAGGCTCAAGCTCAACCTCAGAAACTTGGAGAAGCACAAAATGCTTAAGCGTATTGTTCTCGTTGGTCTGCTTTTAGCAACTCTAAGTATCTTCCTAATACCATTCGCCGTGGAAGCTCAGCCTATTTCTGCTGCTAATCCTGGTCAGCTTGAAACTCCCTTCTCCGCGCGGGATTTAACTGCTGCTCTTACTACCTCTAGCTCTTATGGCTTATTCGTAGGGACTCAGGGATTAAATACTGTAACTTGGCAAACTGTATATTCAGCCGCGCCGACTACTATTACGGTGCTTCTCGAAGGCTCGGATGACTGTTCGGCTTTCTCTACTATTGATACTTCTACAAGCAATGCTGGAGAAGTAAGATCAGTTTCAGGCAGCTGGAAATGCGTAAGATTAAATAATACAGCAGTAACAGGTGGAGCGGGCAAAACTCTTACTGCTTATATTGTTTATTCTCGAGGGGCTGCTATCAATCTAAATGGTACTAGCTATCTCTCAGGTGCTACTTTTACTGGAAACGTTAATTTCGTTAAAGCCTTATTTCCTGATGGTACTGCTACTGCTCCTCCTATTGCTTTTAGCAGCGCAACAAATACAGGAATGTATCGAGTTGCAAATGCGCCTGTGATTGTCAATGCAGGAACTCCAGCAATTGCTTTTTTCGCTGCTTCTTATCGAATAAATGGTAGTGCCACGCTTGGATTTGCTGCTGCTGATCCAACGGGCGGAGCAATTGATACTGGCTTTTCTCGTGCATCAGCAGGAGTATTTACTTGGTCATCGGTAGTATTTGCCTCTTTAGGGACTCCTGCAAATGGTTCTTTTGCTTATTGCTCAGATTGTACAATTGCAGCTACCTGTGCTGGAGCAGGAAATGGGGCTTTAGCCAAGAGATTAAATGGTGTTTGGGTCTGCAACTAAATGCTCAGCAGCTTCTCAGATGCAATCGGAATAGTAGTTGGCGCAATAAGCATTATAGGCTTAATCTTGGGCTCTATTATTAAGTTTGTAAAGGATAGAGTAAAGAATCAGGCAACTGCTAAGTTAGCATCTGAAACCGCTGAGACTCTTTTGAAGATTTCCGAAACTGTTCAAGCTGTAAAAGTTGACATGTCAGATGTAAAGACTACAGGAAATGAGAATTATCGCTACCTAAAAGCTTTACATCGCAGAATGACTACAGTTGAAAAGAGAACTGAGAGATTACATACAAATTTTGCAGTTTTAAAAAATGAAGTGAAAACCTTGAAAGATACTCAGAAAATTTGGCCTTCGTCAATTCCTCCTAAGCTTCCAACAGGAGAATAAGCTTGAATATTGGAGATATCTATGACCATGTTGTTCTTACCCTTATCTTAATAGTAGCTTTTTGGCTCCTTTTGAAGAGCAAAGGATGGGATGGGCCTCATTTACATAATGCATTAATGCAGCTTTGGAAAGAGCATGATCATTTTAAAATTGAGACTAGAAAAAGATTTGAAGAGGTTCACTCTGCTATTTTAACCGCTGAAGAAGTGAAGAGAGAATTAAAACCTCAAATTACTCATCTTCAGGATCGGGTCTTAGAAGTTGAAAGAGTCATTCAGCCACTAAAAGAAAAAGAATGTCAGTAGCAATTAAGAATTATAATCTTGATAATATCTCATATGTACCACTCTATCCTCCTCAGCCTATTGCTTATAAAGTAGAAATTGTGAATACTAGTTCAGTAGCAATTAATCTTCGCTCAGATCCTAATGACTCAACTACTCAGATTCAATTATTTCCTGGAGAGAGTAAGCCTTTTGAAAGCTCAAAGAATCAATCATCCTATAATCCTAGCGCGCCAATTATCTTTGCAATCTTGACTTCAGGCACTGGAACGGTGAAAGTCATTGCGCATTAAAATTACTGGCAATAATCTGGCTGCTCAAACTCTTTCAGGGTATATCCATCGTTTAGGATATGCAACTGTTAATCATCTGCCTACTTTCAGCATTGAGTTGGAAGAGAAAGGTTCAGAATTTATTCTTGATGGAGTAGATTCTGAGCTAGAGCGTAGACTTCTATATCATTTAGAAGACTTAGGAATTGGCAAATTTATAATTCAGCGCGCCGGAGGAGTTAGAAGTGAAAATGCCATTAAAGTTACCTATCCAGTTGGAAGCGATGAAGTAGTTGCTCGTGCATTTGCCAGGGTGATTCAAGAGATTAAGCCTAAGAGTTTTTGGAATAAGAAATTATTCTCTCTTCCTCTTTTCTTGCTTCTTCTAAGCGGAAGAGTAGAAGCTCAACAATTCATCTATGGTAGAGCTTGGGATTCAGTAAATCTTGCCCCAGTAGATGCAGGAGATTCAACTAATCGAGCCTTTAGAGTAAACGTAGTAGCAGGAGCAGCAGGCGGAGGAATTGCTCAGCTTCAAGCTAGAAGTGCTGGAAACGTTTGGACTGATATTGGTTACTCTGGCGGAAATTTAAACGTTCCAGTCAATTGTGTAGTTGGCTGCTCAGGTAGTTCCTTTGCCGATTCTTCCGCTTTCTCTTTTGGTTCGACAGCAGTAGGATTAAGTGCATTCGTAGTGGATGATGTAGCAACTAATACTGTAGCAGAGAATTCCGCTGGCTTAGCCAGGATGAATGGGAATAGAATTCTCTATACTGATCTTTCTAAAAGTGTAGCAAATACTAATGCTTTCTTAGTTACTGGTACCGGCGGAACTTTTCCTATTTCTGGTTCTATCTCTAATACTTCCTTCAGCTCTACTCAAGGAACTAGCCCTTGGATAGTAGCAGGAGGAGGAACTGCTGGAGTTCCTGGTACTGCGGTTTTAACTGTTCAAGGAATTGGCTCTGGAACTGTTATTCCTGTTTCTGGAACTTTCTGGCAGACTACTCAGCCTGTTTCCTGGACTTCTCAAACTGTAACTGCCACTCAGGCTACCGGTTCTAACCTTCATGCAGTTATAGATACAGGTTCTACTACTGCGGTTACTCAAGCTACTGGAACGAATCTCCACGCGGTAATTGATACTGGAAGTACAACAGCAGTAACTCAGGCTACTGCGGCCAACTTAAATGCTACAGTAGTTCAAGCCACACCTGCAAATTTACAGGTAACTGCAACTCCAATTACTCTTACTAAGGGTACTCAGGGAGCAACAGGTTTCTCAGTTCAAGAATTAAAGGATGCAGGCAGAACATCTAGGATGTTCACTGCAAACGTAGCTTCAACTGCTACTGCTGAAACTCTAATTACTCTTACATTCTCAAATAACTTAGCTACTACTTCTACTTGCTCATCCTGCGCAATTACAAGTGGCAAAAAGATTCGAATTCAATCTATTGTAGCTTGCGCTAGGATTTCAACTGGAACAAATGCCCATACAGTAACAGTAAACTTGAGAGGTGCAGCTGGAGCAGCTACTACTGCTACTTCTCCATTACAGATGACTTTAGTTCAAACCTTAGCTGCTTCTTCAACTTCTTGTAATGCCTTTCCTCTAGCAGATATTCCTGATGGTATAGAGTACGATGCAAATAGTGGTACAAATACTTTTGGTATAACTATTACTGATCCAGGCTGGGTAACTGCGGCCCAGATTGTTACTTTTGTAATATCAATGATGGCTTTTGAATACTAAGAAAGATAAGGTTTAGAAATGTCAGACGATACCCTCGATACTGGAACCTCCGAGGCCAGTGATGTTGCTCTCTTATCTGAAGGCGAAGATTCTAAGGAAGCTGAAACTTCTGAGGATGAAACTCCTGCTGAGGAAACTTCTGAAGGAGAAGAGGAAGAGCCTCCTTTAGAGGAAGAAGAGGAAAAGCCTGAAGAGGAAGAGGAAATTGACGATAAGGATATTACTCGTACAAGCTGGAAGACTATCAAAGAGAAATATCCTGATTTAGCAAAAGATAAAGACTTTCAAAATATGTTTCATCGGGAAAAAGCCTTTTCAGAGGTTTTTCCTACTGTTGAGGATGCAAGAGAAGCTTCAGTAGCCGCGCAGACAATGGAGTTTTTCGATAACTCATTAGTCGAGGGAGATCCTAAGGTATTATTGAGCGCGCTAAATGAGAATGTAGTAACTAAGTTTGCAGAGAATGTTCTTCCTGCGCTATATCAAGTTAATCCTTCTCTATTCGCACGAGCTACTCAGCCTTTAATGATTGAGCTTTTGAATTCAGTAGCAGAGAGGGCTGAAAGTACAAAGGATGAGAATTTAGCAATTTCTGCTAAGAATATTGCGAAGTTTATCTTTGGCAAATTTGAAATTCCTTCTCGAACTCAGAGGACTACTCCTGAACTTGAGCAGGAAAGGCAAAGATTACAGCAGGAAAGACAAACAATTGCTCAGAGAACTGAAAATCAGTTTTTCGAGCGCGCCGATAAATCTATTGCACGTCAACTTAGGAAGGTAGTCGAAGAAGGGCTTGATCCTAAAGGTGAATTAAGTGATTTCACCAAGAATGCTCTCGTAAAGCAAATCATCGAAGATACGAAATCAACTCTGATGACTGATGAGATGTTTAAGTCGAAAGTAAAGAACCTGCATCGTTTAGCGAGAAATGCAGGCTTTCCAGAAGATTATCTACCCAGATTTATTTCCACGTACCTGGGACGTGCGAAGTCTTTAGCCTTAACTCTTAGGGCGAAACATAAGAGTGCTGCGGTTGGAAAGAGAACTGTCCAGCCCAAGACTAGGATTGAAGGTTCTTCAAGAGCTGAAACTAAACAGATTTCTAAGGATACGAAAGGAAGCAGTAAGAAGTCGGATCTAGATATCATTCTAGAAGGTACGTAGGAGATTAAAATGGCAGTAGTTACTGAGGCTCAAGTTGTAGCTAATGAGCTGGAAAGAGTAAGTCCTAAAGTTCCTACTCTTTTCGATCGTGATGATGTATTCTATTCTACGATCGAAAAGAAGAACGTTGAAGTAGTCTCAAACCGTGATATGCGTATTCCACTGGAATTAGAACCTGGTGGAAACTTTGGTCATTATGATCCAGATGGCGGTGATCTGGGTCGTGGTGATGGTCCGAAATTCGATAAGGCAGTAGTCAATACAGTTCACTTCAAGATGGGTGTTGAGTGGACGAAGAAAGCTGAATGGGCTACTGACGATCAGCGTAAGGCAGTTCTGAATACGTTCCGCTATTTACTAGCTAAGTCAATGGCTGAGTTCCGCCGTCAGGTGGATTCTGCTTGTATGACTTCTGGTAATGGCGTAATCGTTACCAATACGACTCAGGCTGCTGGTACTGTAGTTACTCCTTCTGACAAGTGGACTATTGCTGCAACTGATGCTTATGGAGTTCGTTTAGCTCGTAAGAATCAGACAGTAGCAGTCTATGATACTACTTTAGCTACAAAGCGTGGTGAGACTAAAGTAGTCTTCTATGATCTAGAAAATAGGATCTTAGAAACTCAGCCAACTGTAGCCGGTGCAACTACTGGTGATAAACTAGTTCTGAGCGGTCTAGGTGCTAACCCCGTTGGACTTCTCGGAGTTCCTTATCATCACTCGAACGCCTCTTCAGGTACTTGGTTAGGCTTTAACCGCGCCAACGTTCCTGAAATTCGCGCTAACGCTGTCAATGCTGGCTCATCTGCTCTAGCTTTACCCTATGTTCGATTAGCTCTCAACAAGATTGGCAACCGCGTCGGAATCGATCAGATGGGTAAAGTAACCGCGTGGATGCATCCTTGCCAGAAGCAAGCCTATGAAGAGCTTGGACAGATGGTCTCCATTATTCAGAAACAGCCGAAAGGTGATGCTCTGGATATGTATTTCGGCGATAATCTTCAGATGGCTGGTGCTCCGGTTCGTACTTCGTTCTCCTGGGATAAGACGCGAATTGACTTCGTGAACACTGATATCTGGGGCCGTGCAGAGTTAAAGCCTGCTGGCTTCTATGATGTTGATGGTCAGAAGATTTTCCCAATTCGCGGTGCATCTGGTGGTTTAGCCGCTTCGATGATCTTCTATCTCGTAGCTAGCTTTAACCTTTTCGTTAACAACCCAGCGTTAGCGTCTTACATCTATGGCCTAACGATTCCTTCTGGTTACTAAGGAGAAATCGAATGCCTGAAGTCTTTGAACCTTTCCGTGAACCTGGGGGTTTACTTCTTGATCTGATTGGTCCTTTCCTGTCTGGGGCTACAATTGCTCCTACAGCTAAGATCCATCATATCAATAACACTACTGCAATTTCAACGATTACTCCTCCTTATACTGATTTTGCGGGTGGAGTTTTCCTGGTTGCAGATTCTCAGTTCACGATCACCACTTCTGGAAACGTTGCACTTGCAGTTACTACCACTGTAGCAAATAAAGCTTATCATCTTATCTATGATAAGAAGACTGCTAAGTGGTATCCTACGGCTCAATCGTAAACTAGCATCTTGAATGAGGGGGATATTCGCATTCTATCCCCCTCATTCAAAAGGTTTGAAATGGAACAAGTTAAGATATTTAATAATCGCCTTAAAGAGTTATACGGAGTAGCTCTTGATGGAAAGCCTCGCTTTAGAGTTGTATGGTCTGAAGATTTGACTGAGAAGAGATTTTTCCCTGAATATCATCTCTATTCTCCAGGAGGAATTTGGCTGGGGATAGAGCGGAATGTAGTAAAAGAAGACAAGAAATACAACTACATTAAAGATCGTTGGATCATGGAAGTTTACGATCCAGCTCAAGCTATTAATCCTGAGATTAGGGCAGGAGATTTCTACGAGCCTATCTTTGTCTTCGATAAGAAAGGCCAATATCTCAAGCCTGAGTGGTTTGCCATTGAATATATCGTGAAAAGATATTTCGCCGCGCTGGAAATGCCAAAGCGGACAGAAGCAATGGATCGAAGAGAGGACGAGGCAGATTTAGAGCACGAAACTCAAAGGTTTATGGATTATCTTGAAGACGAATCTTCAAATTGGGCTAACAAGTTCCGCTACCAAGAGGCGGTAATCATTCATAGAGAGGATAATTAGATGCACGCGACTGTTGTTTCTTTTGTTCCCTGGACTACTCCAGAAACTAAGCCGGGAATGATTCCTGGATTCTACGAGCTTCCTGCTAGAGTTGACAAGAATACGCCTGGAATCCTAGTAGTTACTGATGCTAAAAATAACATTTACATGGGCTTCGATCGTGAGCCCTTTCCTTCTCCGGTTCCAGCAGATCAATTGGCTAAATCCCTAGTTGATGATGCAGTTACTGGATATTTAGAAGTCGATGAGGACTCTAGACCTGGTTATTTCTGGCTAGAAGGCAAATTTACTGCTAAGGAAATCCTCGAAAAATTTCCAAAAGAAGTAGAAGAGGCTAAGCGGAAGCAGAATAAGTGGTTTATGAAGATGATTAAAGTTGCTGATGATACTTGGGCAAGATTTCATCAGCATCGTATGATTACTGATATTCAGAGGGCAGCTGCTTTTGATCTTGGCCTTAATGGTAAAGAATGGGCTATGAAGCCTGAGCCTATTAGTTTAATCAAGTGCCCAGCTTGCAGAACTATGATCGAATCTGATGCTTTAGTCTGCTCTAATTGCAGGGCAATCTTGAAGCCTGAAGAAGCTAAGAAGGCTGGAATTAACTTTGCTGCTTAGAGGTTGAAATGGGAGATTTTGTTTCAGCAGCAGATATACTTCAAACGGTTCGAGAGGTTTATCTGAATGATCCTCAAATTACTCAATATACTGATACAAAGATACTCCCATATCTCAAGGAAGCATATGGCTTTCTTGCGACGGATTTAGAGAAAAATAATATTCAATGCGGCCATGCTATTTCAGAGCCTCTTCTAGTCAAAGCGGGAGCAACTACTTTTAGCGAAATTCCTGGCAACTTCATGTGGCCTGTTGCTCTTGAAGAGAGATTAGCTGGTTCTACTGATGTTTTTATCCCAATGATTCAGCGTAGATGGCCTCCTCAAGTTCTTCAGACTGATAAGCTAGTTTATTGGACTTGGAATGCTGAGGAGTTCTCTCTTCTTGGAGCTACTACTGATCGAGAAGTTCTAATCTATTATCATAAGAAATTCCCCGCTCTAGTAGATGTAAATTCTTATGTCCTTGGAAAAGCTGAGCAATATCTAACTGCTAAGACAGCCGCTTTAGTACATTTGTTCTTAGCCCAGAATACCACACTAGCTCAGCAGTGTGATGCATTAGCAGAAAGCAACCAGCAAGAGATTATTAACATTTTCACAAAACTTCAACAATCCATGCCTGTTAGGAGAAAGCCCTACATCCCCTTTAGGTAGGAAATCCAATAGGTACTAGGAATTCGCAGGGTCCAGTTTCAATCCTATGGGAGTTTTACATGGCTTTAGTGGTTTCAAATTTTAAGCGCAAAGGTGATGGTATTGGGCTAGTAGCGGCAGGAGGTATTACTGCTAGTGGCAACTATGCTACTAACGGTGATGCCCTTGATTTTGCTAAGGTAATTGGTTTTACTAATCGCCGACCTGACGTGGTAATAATTGTTGGTAAAGCAGGTTTCATTTATCAGTACGACCATGTTAACTTGAAAGTGCTTGTACGTACAAATACTGCTGGTGGCGTCGATAATGCAATGGGCGAATTATCAGCTGGTGCCTATCCAGGTGCTATTACTGGTGATGATATCCACTTTATTGCTTATTGGATTCCAGTTCCTGGTCTTCCTGCTGTCTAACTAACTTAAAAGAGGGCATCTAGATGCTTGACAAAGACCCCTTTATCATCAATAATTTTAAGGGGATAAATCTCGGTTCTGCGAATTCTTTATTTCCCTCCTATTCGCAGGATTCTGTTGATTTTAGTCATGCTCTAGATGCCCTCAATATCGTCTTCTTGAAAGAAGGAGGGATTCAGACTAGACCTCCATTTAGGGAAAAGTCTCAGCTCATCTCTGATAATCTCAATATTGATATCGTAATAATGCAGCACTGGAAAATTGCCAATCTTGGCGGAACATATTATGATAATCGCTGGCTCTTCTTAACCTATTCTCCTGGAGCCAATGAAGGGAAGATTTACGATACTGCTCATACTGGAGTTCCTCAGATTACTCTGACAGGAATGAAGTTTGCCTCGGTAATAAATGTCTATGGTCGTCTCTATATTTCTCCGCTCTCAGAGGTAGGAACTCCTCTTGCCGGCGAGTATATTTGGACTTATGATGGAACTACTGCTAGACACGTTGGAGGAACTGCTCCTGTAGAAGCAACTTTAACTATTACTGACGTAGCAGTTGGCGGAGCAAATGTAACTCCTGGCCTTCATATTGGAGCAGTTGCTTTCGAGACTAATACGGGCTTCATTACTCCCGCTGGTCCTGCCACCAGAATTCAAGTTACTATTGCCGCTGGCGGAGGTAGAGCTGCTCGATTTACTAACGTAGATACTGGCCCTGCTGGAACTGTTGCTCGTCATTTGCTCTTAACCAAAACCATCAATAACTATGATGGCATTCAGGATAACTGGGAACTCTTCTTTGCTCTCAAGATTCCTGATAATGTTGCAACCACTGGAGACGTAATAGTTCCTGACACTGGACTAGTTAACTCAGCAGACTATCTACTTTCTGAGTTCGCTTCAATACCATCCTGCGCGGCTATCTCTTTATATGGCACGCATCTAATGTATAATGGGTCAAGAACGGATCAGACTGTAATTTATGTTTCAAAAGGTAACGATCCTGAAACTGTAGATCAGACTGAAGATTATATTCAGAAGAAAGATGGAATTCCCCAAGAGTTCCTAAATTCTCGAGAACTTCGAGGTTTATGTTATCTCTTCAAAGAGACTTCTACATATGTAACAAGGGAAGATCCTAGCTCACCTCCTAATGCTTGGGCAATTGATCTAGTTGATTCAGGAATTGGAATCTCGCCGCTCGCAATCGGAGAAATTTTATCGAATCCTGGCGGACTAGTTCTCGATAATCTTATTGTGGGCGGTATGTATGGTCTTTACGTTTTCTCAGGAACTTACTCGAGAATTCCTTTCTCCTACAACATTCAGGCCAAATTCAATGGAATGACTCGGACTGAGCTTAAATATACCAGGATGGCAGTTGATCCTGTTCGGAGACGAATTTATCTCCTGATTGGAAATCCTCTAGTCCTCTCTGAACTCTGGATGGCCGATTACTTCAATGGCCTAGATAATGAAAATGTCAAATGGTGTAGATGGACTGCATATGATACTGCTGGAGAGGTTCCTGTTCGTACTGACTTGCCAATCACTTCTGTCCTAGTCGATCCAAATAATAACAGTACTAATAAGCCTAATGTTTCTATTGCTGCCAGATATTTAGCAGTAACATTTGGGTATGCCTTCCAGCCAGATGAAACTGTAGCAACTGGAACTGATAATTTAGATGCAGGAACTTGGGAGATTCCCTATATTTATGAGACTGGATTTACTTCTAGTCCTTTAGGCTATCAGTATGGCTTTGCTTTCTTGGGGCTTAGAATTGCCTTAGCCTACGATCATGGAATCTCTCAGCCTCAAACTGATGTTTTGATTGAAATTCTTGGCTTTGATTCTACTGATGTCCTAGACTCAGTAATTCTCAAAGGAGTAAGTCAGACTCCCAAGCAGTATTACACTAGACCACTGGCAGGGATTTCCGCTGAGATGATTCGGGTCAGAATTAGTGGCTATAATACTATGTTCATCTCAAATTTGATTCTTTTCGTCAATGAAAAGGCAAAGGTTCGGCCTCGATAATGCCCTCAATTCTCAGTATCGTTACGAGCTTTAAGCGGGAGTTTGACCCTAAGATTCATTCTACTCGTCTGTATGAAGCATTTGCTGAGGTTGCCAAGCAATTAACTTCTTTAGGGGCTGGAGAGGCTGATAGACGCTTGCATTGTCGGGCAACCTCTAATGCAGGCTTAAACGTTCCAACAGGAGTAGCAACTGCTTTAGCTTTTAACCTGATTAGAACTCAGGTAGGAACTCTTCACTCTTCTACTAGTCAGAATACAAGATTTACAGCCTCAAGAGTTGGCTCTTATATTATTACTGCTCATATTCAATGGCCTGCCGCTTTAGTGGGAATTAGGCAGCTTCAGATTAAGGCAAATGGAGCTAATATAATTGCCTCAAGAATTGATTTCGCTCAAGCAGTTGCTGCTCTTCAAGATCAGTCTATCGCTTGCGGGTACTACTTGAATGTTGGGGATTACGTAGAAGTAATTGCATTCCAAAACTCCGGTGGCGCTTTAGTAATTCCAGTCGCTGGTAACTATTCACCTGAAGCATTTATCGGAGAACTTTAAATGCCTTTTGGAGCCTTTAACCTCGGGAAAGTAAATGCTCTTGCTAAGACTAAAACTAAGAGAGTCTTAGGAATGAAGAAGACTTCTAAATTGCCTGGACAGCCTAAAGATCAATATCTCCAAGCTTTACTTGGAAAGGGATAAACGATGCCATTCTCTGCTTTTGATTTATCACGTTTAATGGGAACTCCTACTCCTCCTCCTCCTACTGCTTTTGGGGGCTCTCTTGGCTCAGGACCATCTGGAATGGGATCAATGGGAATGGGATCAGGAGGAAGTGGCTTTTTGAGTCCTATGGTTGGGGCTAATCCTCCGGGTCAATTTGGCCCTGGAACTGGAACCGAAGGTGGAATCTCTAGGCCGCCAATGCAAGGTGGTCCTGGTGGAATTATGAGCCCTGGAGGTGGGGCTATTAATCCTGGTGGAACTGGTGGAACTGGAATTCCTGATGGATTAAATCAAGCTGGAAAATCAATTTGGCAATCTCTTAGGCCAGGTGGAA